TCACATTCAACTAGACATAACTGCTTTCCGGGAGGATACATCGATCACGTTAATCGAGTAGTTAAATGTGCAATTACATTATTTGAGTCATGGGGTGCAAATGGAGCAGGTACAAACAAATATACAATTGAAGAATTAGTATTTGCAGCTATTAATCACGATTTAGGAAAGATTGGTTCTCGATCAATGGACTATTATATTCCAAACGATTCTAAATGGCATATTGAAAGGGGTCAAATTTATAAAATTAATGGAGCTTTAACTTACATGAAAGTTCCAGATAGAAGTTTATTTACTTTGCAAGAGTTTGGAATTAAGGTTACTGAAAACGAATATTTAGCAATTAAACTTCATGATGGTCTTTATGGTAAAGGAAACGAATCTTATTTCATGGCAGGTCAACCTGAATTTGCTTTGAAAAATGATATGCCAGTACTTTTACATCATGCTGATCATATGGCTACTTTGATTGAAGGAAATATTGCTCACTCTCCTACGGTTGTTGAAGTGCCTAGTACACCAACAAGAATGAAATCAAATATGACAAATATTAATAATCCAGTTGCAGATGAAAATTTAAAATCTGCATTTGATAAAATTTTCGGAGAATAATGAGTTACGTTATAATTGGTATACTAATAGCAATAGTGATTGCTATGTACATTGGAATTAAAAATTTACTTATTCAAGTAGAATATTTAGAAGAACGAGTAGATTTTTACGAAACAGCAGTTGAAGAAATTCGTCAAAAAGTTTTAGATACAGAAATTGAATTGCGCGAATTAGATATTCGCGGTTCATTTGAATCTGATGATGAAGTAGGGTTTGTATTTAAACAAATTAAAGAATTGTCTTCGGACTTAAATAAAACAGTACAATCAATATATGAATCCAGAGACTAATATAACAGCCGCCCCTGTTACGGAAGTAACTAAAACAAGAGGTCGTAAACCTAAGACAAAGCAGTACTTTACAAAAGAAACTGAAGACGCAATCTTACTTTACAATCAATTAGAAAGTGAATTTGAACGTAATAGACTTTACGACGATAAGATTAAATATCCGTTTGATAAATTAGTTGAAAACATTATTCACACTTTTAAGTTTTATCATTTTGATGTGCCGTATGAAGATGTTAAGCATGAAGTAATTGCATTTTTAAATGAAAAAATACATAAATACACAGATCCTACTAAGGGTAAAGCATTTTCGTATTTTTCTATTATTGCAAAAAACTATTTAATTATTCACAACAATAGTAATTACAATAAGTTTAAAAATACTGAACAGCCCGAAGCTATTGACGATAACAGAAATGTTATTAACGAAGTAATGCGTGAAGATGAGTTAGATGAAAAACGTGAGTTCATGGATTTATTTGTTAAATATATGGACGATAATTTAACTGTATTTTTCAAAAAGCAGACTGACATGGCAGTAGCGGATTCTGTTTTAGAATTGTTTCGGAACAGACAGAATATTGAAAACTTCAATAAAAAAGCTTTGTATATTTTAATTCGTGATCGTACAGGAGTTAAAACTCAATACATAACCAGAGTTATTAATATAATGAAAAACGCTTATGTTGAAATGTATCACAATTATAAGCACACCGGAGTCGCAGCTTTAAATCATGCTAAATTTAAAAAATCAGAATTCCTAGAATAAGATATTTATTTTAAAGGAATTATGGATTTTGACATAGAGATTTTTAAAGGTAAGTCATTCTCCGACCTAATGAAGGATATTTATTCTAACAGTTCTAAAAAGGATCGTCAGATAAATTTATTAATAGGCGAGCTTCGTCCATTAATCAAAAACGTCGGAGATGCTACGGTTATCGTACCCTTAATTAAAGAATATTTAGAAGTGGGCGTTAAAAATGACGAACACTTAGTTAAACTAGCCGCTGTTGTACAGCGTCTGGTTTCTACTAGTAATAGAGTTCAAGCTGAAACAGGTCAGTCTTGGATTTTATCAGACGAAGAAAAGAAACAGTTAATGGGAGAATTAGATGAGCTTGAAAATTCCAATAAGGAAGTTAATGAAAAAGTTGTTGAATTAACAACTAAACAATCTCAAGCTGAATCAGAGTTAAATGATATTGAAGACGGTTTAAATTTATAAGATATGTCTATACAATTAATGCCTGCTGAGGTATTAGAAGTTATTTATGAGGACAAGACTCCGTCATTAATTTATGGCATAAAGGCTAAAATTATAGATGGTCGGCCAGTTACTGACGCTGAATCTCCTTCAGTGTTAACTGCCATTCCTTTAAATTTCAGTTACATTCGAGTTCCAATTGTCGGAGAAGTTGTTTTAGTATTACAAGCTCCTTCTTCATATGCAACAGCTACAAGAAACTCACTTACAAATTACTATTTAGATATTGTAAGTTTACAGGCGAGTGTGCATCATAATGCTATACCTACAGTTACTAAAACTAAAGTAACAAAAGGTAACGCAGACGGCAATTCAGATTCATATAACGAATCTTCTACAGGTAATACTAATAAAGAAACGCCTCCGGCGCCAGATAAAAACTTTTCAGAAAACCCTTCAGTAAAACCACTTCAGCCTTATGTAGGAGATGTAATTTTTGAAGGTAGATATGGAAACTCTATTCGATTTACTACAACTCCTAAGTCAGGCACGTTTACAGTTCAGCCTAAATTTTCAGACGCTGTAGGATCGCCTATCACTATATTTAGAAATACAAAACAAAGCAAAGACACTAAAAAGATTAATGACTTTGTTACTGAAGATTTTACTAATGAAGAAAATGTTATTGTACAAGCTTCTGGTCAAAAATTAGAGTTTGAACAAGCATCTGGAATGTTAACTGCTGCTAAAAAGCATAAAGTAACTTCTTGGAAAGATGAGAATTGGGGAACAACGCCACAAACTTTAATTTCTTCAGGTAGGATTGTATTTAATAGTACCCAAAAAGAAATTATTGCTTTTGCTAAAAGTGGAATTGGTCTTTCATCAGAAACTACTATCGCACTCGATGCAAAAGACGCTATTTCGTTAAATGCTGAAAAAATTGAATTAGGTACTGACGGTAAAGAAGCTTTGATATTAGGTAATGCGTTTAAAACTTGGATGGAAAACTTCATTCAAATTTTAAGTACTATGACTCCTATATCTCCTGTAGGTCCTTGCGTACCGTTAGTTGGTACCCCGCAATGGGCTGCTATCGAAGCTTTAAAAGCTCAAATACAACCTTTACTATTAAGTGAAGTTGCTTTTACTAAAAAGAAAGCAGTTGCATCAAAAGAAGGATCTGCTAAATTTAAAAATTTACCTGAGCCTAATTTTAGAATGACAGAAGAAGAAATAGCAAAAGCCCAAGAAGAAAAAGCACAAGCGAAGGAGCGAGCTGAAGATCCTGAACTAACTCAGGACGAAAAAGACGCAAATAAAGATGTTCATAACAGAGCAGATCAAGAAATTAAAACAACTGAAAAAGTTAGAGCAGTAGTTTAAAATTAATTATATATGGCATCACTTGTTATAGAAGAAGACGACATCATTGAAAATGCACAAGCTAATCAGATAATTGTGCATAAAGCCGATTTAACTCCTCAAGAAGAAAAAGATTTACTTGAAGAGGCGAAACAGGGCGAATCTGACGGACAAGCCCCTCCTGATTATGAGGAGGAACCAGATGAACCAGAAGAGCCAGTTTTTGAATTCTTAGAGACTGAATACTCTCAAGAAGAAAAAGACTCTTTTAGTAATTCAGTAAAAGTTAATAGTAAAACTTTAGAAACTGGAATTAAAGTAGCTACATTAGCTAATAAAAACTTAAATGATTTAGTTAAAGAAGAACCTTCAGGCTCATTTAGTGGTCCTGTAGTTGATTTAATGCTTAAAGCGGTTAATTGTCGCCCAGGCAAAGCTCCATGGCACGCAGCTGCCGTTGCATATTGGTTTAAAGAGTCGGGAGCTCCTATTCCTCCTTCAGGCGCTTCAACAGCAGCAGGTTGGTTGAAATGGGCTAAAGAAACTCATAGATTTATGTCTAATCCAATTGTTGGATCTGCAGCTATATATGGGACGACTGAACAAGGCACTGTAACAGCACATCATTTAGGTTGTGTTGTTCAAGTATTAGATGGAGATCGGGCAAATAATGTATTAGCTGTAGAAGTGGTCGGGACTGAATTACAATTAGTACAGTCTAACGTTAGCACCATTTTAGGATTTGTATTACCTTCAGCCGATCCTCCGCCTAGACCAGCTTTACCTAAAGATCCTAGCACAGGTAAAGTAACTTACGGCCCAATACCTGGGCTAACTAAAAAAGAGCAAGACACTGGTATACATTATTTTGACGGACAATTAGTATTTAGACAAAATAACGCACCGCCATGGTCAAAGACTATTTACGGACCAGATCCTTCGTATACCGACGTGCATGACTCCGGCTGTGGTTTATGTTCTCTTGGAGCTGCAATGAGAAATTTAACAGGAAACGCTGCAATTAATCCTAAGCTATTAGCTGAAAAGCATGGAAGATATCACGTAAAAAATTCAGGAAGCTCTTGGGCTTTAATGACTGACGTTCCTCCATTGTATGGGTGTAAAGGTGAAGTAATAGGAAAAGATAAACAAAAAGCAATTGATTGTTTAACTAGAGGAGGATACGTAACTTCGGTTGGATCCGGTAAACCTCCATATTCAGGTGGCGGTCATTTTATTTTAATACGAAAGTATGATAAAGCTAAAGACGTTTTTTACGTAGGTAATTCTTGGTATAAAGGTCTTTGTGCAGCTTCTAATACTACTCCATACACTTGGGATCAGTTAAAAAAGTGTGGAATGAAGAATAGTTGGGCTATAACTAGAAAATAGTAATAAAAATACATTAAAGATATTTATTTTAAAGGCAATAAAATGAATTCAAAAGATTTTATACAAGCTCTACGTAAAGTCATTCGAGAAGAAGTTCAGAATGCCGTACGTACGGAATTAAGTAAAATAACTCCTTTAACGGAAGAACGTAAGCCTATTAATAAAGCCCCTATACAAGAAAGAACGACTGTTACAACTAAAGTAACCGCCAGGAAACCGGCATTGAAACAGTATACAGAAAACCCAACACTTAATGAATTGTTAAATCATACAGCAGGATTTTCAAATGAAAATTCAGGAGTATATTTAGAAGAAAGTATAGGAGTAAATCATATTGATTATAACGATCGATCTGAATGGCCTACAATGAATCGTAAGCCAATGTCTTCAAAGCCGGCAATTGTGTCAGACGTTCATGGACAAAAAATTGACGTAAATCAATTAGCTGCAACTGAAGCTGGAGCTGCAGTTGTTAATGCATTAACAAAAGACTACTCTGCTTTAATGAAAGCCATTGATAAGAAAAAAGGTAAATAATGTCAATAGAAAAAAGATATAATCCAATTGACTTACTTCCAGATGTTGCAGTAGGTGTTAAACTACCTTTTGTTACAAAAGAAGGAAATTTATTTCAATTGTCTTATTCTACTGAAGAGCAAGCTATTTCAAATTTAAAAAATTTAATACTTACTCGTCGTGGAGAAAGAATATTACAACCTTTATTCGGGACTAATTTACAAGATTCACTATTTGAGCAAAATGACAATCTTTTAAAAGAAAGTATTGAAACAAATATTATTGAAGCTGTAGAATTTTGGTTACCATACATTTCAATAACAGAATTAAACGTTCAAACTGTTTTAGCAGTTGATGGGACAAATGAAGAGCATGGAGTAACTATTAGTTTAAAAGTATCCGTTAACGATTCTCCTTCAGAAATACCTGTTACATTTTTAGTAACCGCTGGAGGGGTTGAAGAAGTATAATATGACACAAGTTAAAAAAGACATTAGATACCTTAATAAGGACTTCAGTCAATTTCGAGCAAATTTAATTGAGTTTGCTAAAAATTACTATCCAAACACTTACAACGACTTTAACGAGTCTTCTCCAGGAATGATGTTCATGGAAATGGCTTCATACGTTGGAGATGTGCTTTCATACTATACAGACAATCAGTTAAAAGAAACGTTTTTACAAACTGCAGGTAACCGAGCTAATGTATTAGCTTTGGCTGCGAATATCGGATATGCACAGAAAAATAAAATTCCTGCGACTGTTGATTTAGATGTGTTTCAATTGCTTCCTGCAAAGACAACTCCTAATGGAAAAGTTCCTGATTGGGATTACGCTTTAACATTACAAGAGGGTATGCAAGTTCGTTCTGAAACGACTAACATAGATTTTCGAACAGTTTCTTTAGTTAACTTTCGAGTTTCAAGTAGTTTAGATCCAACCGATGTAACTATTTATCAAACTAACGATCAAGACTCAACGCCGGAATTTTATTTACTTAAAAAGAAAGTAAAGGCAATTGCAGGTACATTAGTAACTGAAGATTTTGAATTTACTTCTGCTAAGCGATTTGATAAAATATTAATTGGAGCAGACAACGCTATCGAGGTTGTATCTATAGTTGACTCTGATTTAAATGAATGGACAGAAGTTCCATTTCTAGCTCAAGATACAGTATTTGAATCTGTAGCTAATACAGTACAAAACGATCCAGAGTTATCACAATTTACAGACGTCCCTTATCTTTTAAAATTAAGAAAGACAGCAAGACGTTTTGTTACTCGTTTTAGATCAGATAGAAAATTAGAAATTCAATTTGGTGCTGGCATTACAGATAATGACGATGAAGAAATTATTCCAAACCCAGACAATGTAGGATCTAGTTTAGTTGGATTGCAAACGCAATTTGATCGTCCAATCGACCCTTCAAATTTCATGTATACTAAGACTTATGGTCTAGCTCCTTCTAATACTACTTTATCTGTTACTTATTCTATAGGCGGAGGAATTGAATCAAACGTATCTGCATATACACTAAAAAATATTACCAATGTAGTTTATTCTATAGATTCACAAAATTTAGATGCTACATTGTTAAAGCAAATTAAAGCATCTGTAGCCTGCACAAACCCAAATCCAGCAACAGGCGGAAAGAGTGAAGAAAGTATAGATGAATTGCGTCAAAATGCAATGGCATCATTTGCGGCACAGCAACGAATGGTTACTGATCAAGATTACATTATTAGAGCTTATTCAATGCCTTCACGGTTTGGATCTGTAGCTAAAGCGTATGTAATTCAAGATCAACAACTTAATCCAGACAATGGACAAGAAATGATTTCTAATCCGTTAGCTATAAATTTATATACCTTAGGATATGACGGAAATGGCAATTTTACAACACTTAACGCTGCTGTTAAAGAAAATTTAAAGACTTACTTAAACCAATATAGAATTTTAACAGACGCAGTTAATATTAAAAATGCGTTTGTAATTAATATTGGAATACGATTTGAAATAATTACACTTCCTGAATATAACTCAAATGAAGTTTTATTGTTGTGTATTGAAAAATTAAAAACTATATTCAACAATAAGGTATGGCAAATTAATCAACCAATCGTAATGTCAAAAATATATACAGAGCTAGATAGGGTAGAAGGAGTTCAGTCAGTAACTTCAGTTAGAATTGTAAATTTATACGATACAAAACTAAACTATTCTGGAAATGTATATGACATTGGTGCAGCAACGAAAGCGGGAGTAATTTATCCTTCATTGGACCCAAGTATTTTTGAAATTAAATTTCCTAACAACGACATTATTGGAAAAGTAGTATCACTTTAATTAATATTATATCATGATTTGGTCAATACCAGCATTACAAGATACGACAATATATCAATCAGACCCGTATAGAAATACAGGGTTAGATCAAATACTGGAACTTCATAAAGAAGGAGACGTAACGTCTTCAGATTTAACTGAATCAAGAATTTTAATTAAATTTAATTTAACTCCATTAACTGCTATACTGTCAGAAAACAATATATCTATTAACAGCATTTCTGCTAGTTTAAAATTATATACAGTACAAGAGTCTGAATTACCTACTACATATACAATTGAAGCTAGGCCAATCGCAGTTGATTGGAAGCCAGGCGCAGGATACCAAAGTACTCCTGTAGGTACTATTGCAAGCACCGCTATAACAGACGGAGCTACTTGGATTAGCACTGCTGGATTAGATACTGCGACTTGGAGCGGATCGCTAGCAGCTAATTCACAGATTTTATACTATTCAAGTTCAACAGCCGGCGGCGCAATTTGGATTACAGGATCAGTAGCTTCTCAGTCATTTAGTTACAATACAAACGATGCTGTGAGTATTGAT